GATACTGTAAGAATATTTGCAGGTTATGATGTTGATGATGATGGTACTATTACTTTTTCGGAGCGATCGGTTTTTCCAACTTCTTGTGTGAAGAAGATAACTCGGGTTCATTAGGTGTCACATTTATTAGAGATCCGTAATCGTCTATTATCTGTTTCATTTTTGCTTCTAGCTCTTGTTCTGATAGGTCCTCTAGTTTTCCTGTTTTTATTATCTTTCTATCTATGTATAGTCCTGCCGCTTTTCCTCTGTTTGCTTCCGCGTTCACTGCTGAAGAGAATGATCCTTTTTTTAAAGCGGCCTCTCTCAGTCTAGCAAGCTCTGCTAAGTGTCCATCGTAAGTTACTTCGTGTTTTCTTAATCTTTCCTCTTTGAGTTCACCAATATGTTTAACTACAAGTGGTGAGTATTTTGGATTAGTTAGTTCTGATCCTTCTCTCATTGCTCTATCTTTACTGTACCCAGCAGCGATAGCAGCTTCACGTTTAGTCATTGGTCCATCCGGTCCACCGAATACTAAGAACTCAGCGAATCGTTGTTGCATTTCTGTTAATCTTTTTGGAACACCCATGTTGACAATTTAAGGGAACTATCCTATAATGTCAAGAATGAAAGTACATAGAAATTCAAACGAATTACAAGACACTATTGAAGGATATAAGATTTTAGTTGAAGAACAAAAGAAAGAAATCTTTGAATTAAAGAAAACTGTATCTGAAAACGAAAAAAATAAAAACCTCTTGCAAGGTTATAAAAAAGTGATAGAGGATCTATCTATCAAGTTAAGAAAAAATTCATGAGAGTACAAGACTTGCAGTTGTTTCTAAGCAACTTTACGAAAGGTTCTGATGCAGTAAAGAACGCTGTCATCTACGTAGAGATAAATGGAAAACTACATGCTATTCGAAGAATGGAAGTACACGAAAATGCTACTCCCATCATTGGTCAGCCTGGTCATAGTGCACATAGATTGGTTATGAAAACCGAGAAACCATCGAGTCTTATCTTACCTGAAAAGCTTCAACGGGACTACTAAATTCCCTTGAAACCAGAGGCCAAATTATATGCAAAAGTTAAAAAAAATATTAAAGATATCTCGTGGATTAGACTGGAAAATAATAGCTTACTTGGTACTCCCGATCTATTGGGCTATAATAATTCTGGGCACTTTTTCACTGTAGAATTAAAGGTCTGTAAGGGGAATAAATTAAGGTTCTCACCACACCAAATTAGCTTCCATGTGAGGCATCCGAACAATACATTTATCATAGCAGAGGCCCTTGGTCCAAGGTCCGAGAAACTTATTTATATGTATCCTGGTTCAAGAATCTTGGAGCTTGAAGCCTGTGGCTTGAAGCTTGATCCTTTATGCTTGGGGCTTGAAGCTTGTGGCTTGTGGCTTAATAGGCTTGGTGCTTGAAGCTTGCGGCTTGGAGCTTGATGCTTGTGGCCCGGACCAGGACGCACGCTCTGACTCACCCGTCGGCTGTCTTTTGCTAATGGCCTGATCCGATTTATTACGTGCGGGTGAGCTACCTGGACGCGCCAGGTCTTCTTTAACAGCGTCGCGCTTCGCCAACTCGTTTCCCGCGTCTCGTAATTCTTTATAATATTTTGGATGGTAAAACATTTTAGTGTTTACCATATTCTATGTTTTTTACCAGCGGATCCCAACAAGCTCTGCAGTCACCGCAGGCGTTGTCTTGATCAGGGGCTGGACATGTTCTAGATTTTGTTGACACCGTCGACGTGTTAGGCCAGCTCTTCACTGGTCCCTGGTCAATCATCGGTGATGAGAAGCGCACAACTAAATTTTTAGGCGCGTCCTGCATATGGTTCTTGATCCACGCCTCACGTGTGGGCATCCAGTGTCTTTTGCTGGGTGTAGCTCTACAGACTTCGAATATTTTCTCCAGGTGCTGCAAGTCCTGCACATCTCCTGAATCGTGCCATCTAAACACATCAGGCTTCTTGCTGTTGATCAGTGTTGCCATCGCTTCGACCCATTGCGGATGATCGATTGCCTTCAGTCTCTTATACTGAGCTGCTTGTACAACAGCGAAAACATAACAACCTTTTTCAGCATAACATCCTGAGCATACTGAGTTAGGTATTAATTTTAATTTGTTACCAGTCTTACACTCTGCAGCTGGAATTCCAATTGCCCAGCCGGGCATCTTAGACGGTTTACTTAGCCCTCCAACCAGGGCCCACGCTTCTTTAGTATTCATTTTCTTTCTCCTTTAATTTATAGGATACAATAACATTATAATTTAATCTTGTCAAGCTTGCAGCCTGTAGCTTGCAGCTTGAGGCTTGTTGCTTGTAGCTCGGTCCCTGGTCCTCGAGCCAGCGCGCATGGCCCAGGTAAACCCGGGCCATTGGTAATCCTGGTCGTCTACTCATTTCAAATATCCAATCTCTTTCAGGTAGTCATAGGCATCATCCATCGTGGATCTAAAATGCTCAGTCCTGTATTCGGCTGGACAGTCTTCGTCAGCCTGGCAGCACATGCTGGCGAGATGATCCGCCAGCTGTGTATTCTGTTTTGCCAGTTCGGCAACACGTTGTTTCAGGTCAGTCATGCATCCTCCTTATGTATTTCATTTAAATCTTCATTATCAATACCATCAGTAAAACCGGAGTGATCTCCGCAGTACTCATAGAATTTTTGATTGCCTTTTTCGTCTTCTTTGTACATGGTAAACTTCCATGTCATTAGTGGAAGTTTGTCCCATTTTTTTTTACTCATCGTCTTTCCTCTCTTCCATGTACTTTCTAGATCTCTCCTGATCTTCCTTCACCATCCGGATGATCTCTTCCAGGGCGTTAGCTACTCTGTTCAGCTGCTCACCAGCTTCATATATTTTTATTTTACTCATATGTTTTATTCCTTTCTAAATACATCCTACATTATCCCTGAGCCGTTGTCAAGCGTTGCTTGCGGCTTGAGGCTTGGCGCTTTTTTCTCTTCTACTTTAGAATGATTCTAAAAATCATTCTAAAGTGGCAATTATTAGCAGGACCCTGAGTTGAGGCCGGCGTGCTTTATTTTAACAGCCCGGGCAACAGGCCTAACAGGTTATCACCTGTCAGGGTCCAGCAAATAATGATCAGTCACTATGCTACGCGGGGTGCTGACGGCCATGTGTTCAGTCAACATTCGGAGATCTCTTTACCAACCACCGTGTTATAGTGTTTACTCTCACAGTCATTAATGACTGATCCCAGATCCATTGTCCCGCTACATGTACAGTCGCGAACCCGTTACAATGGATCAGGGATCAGAAGCAGTGCACTTGGTAACCTTTACCGCAGGGTGTTTAGAACACTGCTATAATCCGTTATTTTGAGTTTTTAATTCCGTAAATAACAAAAGGGAATAAATCTAATATAATCCTTGACTATCCTATTGTCAAGTAGTAAAACAATTAAATGCAAAATAAAAATAATAACCAGAAAGGTACAATGACTAAAATAAGAATGAATACAGAGTTAAGAAATAAACTCTTTAATAAAATAAAAAATGTCTTTGAGAATGAGGACACTCAAGAGAAAGAGGCATTTCTTCAAGCAAGAGAAAATGTTGACGAGCAATATGCAATAGCAAAACAACTCGCAACAGATGTTGTAGAGAGATCATATCCACCAGAAGATGTTGCAACATTAAGAACTTTCAAAAAGAAATATGGAAGTCCTTGTGATGTTGTTGCAAAAGATAAATGCTTTTACTTTGCACACCAAGAGGGTGTTGATGATGAGGGCGAACCAACAGAAACTAAATCTCATTTTGATTTTGGTTTGTTTGGTAATCTAAATGGTAGTGAGTATGATAGTGAGGAGGGCAAAAAGTTTGCAGTTGCATATTTTAGAGAAGATTTAAAAGCTATGGATTGCAACCCAGATATCTATGCTCAACAGAATGAGAACAAAGATAATCCACACAAAACGAAACATGTTGACGAGTGTATGAAAGCACTTGGATATACTAATCATCACAGTAATCGTGAGAATAATAATGGTATGGCAAAAAATTTTAATGATCCATACTATCTTGATGTTATTGGAACATCTTATTGTCGTTCAAGAGCAATAGCATGTACCAAAGATGAGTACACACAATTTGAAACTTGGCGAATTGCAAAAGGTAATCTAGTTGTTAATCATCAAAAGTGGATTGATACAATTATGAAACAATGCGATCAGTTAAAGATTGGATTGAAAGCATA